TGAAATGAAATTCGTAGACGATTGCGCTACCTCGCCCGGTAACGTCGAGGCCCTTTACTACTCTGTTGGCCGCAGCGAAAACACGCACGATTACCGCTTACCCTCTATAGCCAAAGATGCCCGCCGACTCCACTTGATGCGCCGGGCTCAAACCATGCTCCACATTGGCATCACGCCAGACAACATCAACGACCTGTACACCCATCAGCAGTCAGGCGACACTCAGACACTCGGTGACTGGTACGACGACTACCAGTGCATGGATGCCGAAAGCTGGCACAGGAAGGAAGACGAGGACTGTCATCCTGAGAACTGGATTGTGGATGGACATCTTGCTGAAGTGGTTAGCACCGCAGGATGTCAGGTATCGTTTTCCACCCAGGTTCCAGAGTCTTTTGACAAAGAAGGGTTCGAGAAACTTGATTACCTAGCGGTTGGCGTCGCTCAGGAAGCCACCACAGACGAATAAACCAAAAACCCGCCCCGTTGCATAGGTTTATGTGAACGGGGCTTAGGGTTGATTAGAGGAGCTGTAGCAATGAAAGACTACAAATACAAATCCGGCAAGAAGTGGAGTGCAGACGGATTTTTCGCTGGTTGACTACTTTCCCCAAACCTTTTATGCTTTCGGAAAGTTGACGAGCAGAGGTTGTAATGGGTTATCCGAAAGCCACGCTATTTATCCAAAGAGATGCACTGGTTCGAAATCTTTCCTATGACCAAAACAGCGGGAAGTTGGTTTGGAGGAAAACCCTAAAAAACGGTGTTCAATCAGGCTCAGAGGCTGGTAGCGTCTACACTGATAATGTCGGGAAAATGTACAGAAGGGTTTCAGTAAACGGAAAGCAGATTTTCGCTCATAACGCGATACATATAATAATGACCGGACACCTGCCGGATGGTGTAATAGACCATATAGACGGGAATGGACTAAACAACAGATGGTCAAATATTAGAGTTGTTAGCATAAAAGACAACTGCAAAAACAAGCGAAAGCAAAAAAACAACACATCGGGCATAAGTGGTATTTCATGGCATAAGCGCGATAAGGTGTGGTGCCCTAGGATTAGGGTTAATGGCGTCCTAATAAACCTAAAAACAACAAAGGATTATTTTGAAGCATGCTGTACAAGGAAGTCTGCGGAAATAAAGTACGGATTTCACAGCAATCACGGAGACGTTAGGCCGCTATAACAACAACGCCCGGTTAGCGCCGGGCCCAACCATATTCCTGCCGCCGGTAAAATGGTGGTGCAACCCTGACAAACCCCGCCATTAGAGCGGGGTTTTTGTTTGTGGTAAAATTGACTACCAAAATTAATAGGTGTCGACATGGCTAGACCAACTAAGTACAAAGACGACCATTGCCGGACAGTTAAGAAGCTGTGTGAGCTTGGCGCGACTGAAAACGATGTCGCTGAGGCGCTTGGCGTCAATATTGCTACTATCACAAGATGGAAGCATAAGCACCCCGAGTTTTGCGCAGCCCTAAAGGTTGGCAAGTCAGCATCAGATGACCGCGTTGAGCAGAGCCTTTACAAAAGGGCTGTCGGTTATAGCTTTGATTCTGAAAAGATTTTTCAGTTTCAGGGCGAGGAAGTGAGAGTTCCTTTCGTTGAGGTTGTTCAGCCGGACACGACCGCTCAAATATTTTGGCTGAAGAATAGACGCCCTGACCTGTGGCGCGCTAATCCAGAGGGCGAAAAAGGCTCAGGCAATGACCTGACCGAAGTAGTATCCAAGCTGATTGACAAGCTCCCAGACTGATGGCATTGGAAACAGGTAACTTCGCCCTAGATAGACAGCTGGCAAGGTGGTATCCGCTAAAGGACCACCCGGTACAGCTCGCCCTGGTTGCTGCCGTTCGTGACGGCTTGCGTTTCCCGTTGGTGCCAGCCGGTCGCCGGTCTGGCAAGACTGAGCGATTTAAGCGATTCCTGGTAAAACAAGCTAACCGGGTGCCAGGTATTTACTTTGCCGCCGCACCAACCCACGACCAAGCCAAAAAAATATTCTGGGACGATTTAAAAGCGTTCACCCTGTCCGTCCTGCACGAACGCCAGCCGTCTGAATCAAACCGCATCATTTACATGAACAATGGTTCAGAAATACACGTAATAGGACTAGACAAGCCGCAGCGAATCGAGGGCATCCCCTGGACTGGCGGCGGTATTGACGAGTTCGCCGACGTTAAGCCAGACAGCTGGGAAGCCAACATTTACCCCGCCCTAAACACCGTCAACCCTACCCGGCCAGACTACCGGGCGTGGTGTTGGCTGTTGGGCGTACCAGACGGATTGAACCACTATTACAAGCTGTGCAATAAAGCCAAGGCAGACCCTGAAGGCAATATGAGGGTGTTCCACTGGAAGACTGAAGAAGTCTTTCCAGAAATGGCAGCCGAAGCCAAAAAGGTCATGTCAGACAAGCAGTACAGCCAGGAATTTGCGGCATCATTCGAAACGGCCAGCGGGCGAATCTATGAGGATTATTCCGACGACAATCTGACCGACGAAACAATTCAGCCGCATGAGAAACTGTTATGGATGCACGACCAAAACTACACGCCGTTATCATCCGCCATCGGCGTTCGGCGCGGCGACAGCTTGTACCTGCTTGACGAAATAGTCCTACTGTCCGCTGTTTCCAGACAGTCGGCGTTAGAGTTTGTCGAAAAGTACAAAGACCACAAAAACAAGGTGGTCGAGATACACGGCGATCCGGCTGGCAAGGCTGGAGAAAAGCACGGTCACGCATCTGATTACACGGATATAGAGGACGTTTTGAAGGCTCACGGTTGGGAATACAGGCGCAGAGTCGCCCGCGCCCATCCTGCGATTAAAGACAGACAAAACGCGGTCAGGACAAAAATAAGGACGGCTGACGGCAAGCATTCGCTATTCGTCAATCAGAAAACAGCGCCTTGGTGCCACGAGGGCCTGGCGACAGTGCAGCTACAGGAAGGGTCCACATTTCAGGAGGACCAGAAGAACGACTACCAGCACATAACGACGGCTATCGGGTATTGCGTTTCAGTACTCTGGCCAGTTAGCGGGCAGCTCCCACGCATCAAAGCCGTATTCTCGCAGGGGTAGACCAAAGTACAACATACAACCCAGTCGCAGCGATGTAGACTGGGTTTTTTATGGGATGGCAGTTATGAAAAATCGAAAGCCTCGATGGGTTAGAATCCCGCTTGAAACAGCAATGCAAAGCAAAGAATTTATGAGTGAGTTTTTGGAAAGGCGCAGAAAGAATCCTGGCGTATGGCCGTACGTGTGCGGCGTCGAATTGCGCTGGAAGTGATTTTTATTTTGGAGGGATCGTGATGATTAAGCGATACGAAATTCACGGCGGCGGACACCTGCAGCCGAGCGAAGATGGGCGAGTTGTCTCATACGAAGACTACGCCGCGCTGGAAAAAGAGCGTGACCGGCTGTTAGTTTTAGCGACAAAACATTGCGATACGTCCCATCATGACTGGGACGAAATATTAACTATTGCGAATGACGAGGGTTGATTATGGTTAGGAAGTGGAACACAGACGGTATTGAGCACGTGAACGGGAGTTACGTTTATAGCGAAGACTACGCCGCGCTGGAAAAAGAGCGTGACGCGGCCAAGGCTGAGATTGAGCGACTTAAAAATGACAACCGCGAAATTGCAGCGCGGGCGGTGGAGTCGCAAGCCAGCGAAATCAGAAACTGCGATGTTTTCGATGTCGAGCATGCAGAATTGGGCAGCTACATTGCCGAATGCCTGGAAGAGAACGCTAACAAAATCCGCAACGGAGATATTGAGTTATGAGCTGGGAAGTATCGACAGAAACGCACCCGGTAGCGCGGAAGGACTACCACTGCCAGGCGTCCGACTGGATAGACAACACCCTCGGGTGGGGAGAAGAAGACTACGACGAGGATGATCGTGCTGTCATAAAAAAAGCGTTATCTGAAGGATGCAGAATAATATCTGGAACTAAGTATCTGAAAGTATCAGGCAGGTACGATGGTGAATTCACCACATTCAGGGCGCGTGAAGACCTGCATGCGATCTGCGAAAAATACGATCTCTACGAGGACTAGAAGTTATGACCCTAAAAAAACGCCAGCCACCAAAATTCCCAAAATCAGTATCAGAGGTTAACGAAATGCCAAACGCCAACGACCGACTAATCGAGCTGGAATCCATCATTGAGCGCTGGAGTAAGCAGGTGCACCAGCAGTCCGTGGAGATTGAGCGGATTAAGTCACGACAGCAGGTGCAAGACCAACTGAATGATGATTCGGCTGATGTGCTGAGTAAGCTCCAAGTACGCGCAAAACGGCTAGAAAAGAAGGCAGTAAATCAGGAAGAATACGCATACAACAACGACAAGCATATCGAGCGCCACGAAACGTCTATTGAGTTTCTAGCAGCAGTTATGAACGACGAACGCAATCAGTCAAAGCAATGCCCGCGCAAATCAACATCGTTTGCGACGCTGTGTTATACGACATCAGCTTGCCTGGTGATTTCGACTGGCGGGTTTATTGCGATGATTGGGGGGTGGTGGTCATGACACCAGAACAGCGGTTTCAGAATGCGGTGGCCGAAGGAATATCAAAAGGCGTCCGAAAGGCGTTTGTACAGATATGCCAGCTGATTGCGCTTGGGTCTTTTGTAATTGTGCTGGCGCTTTACGCCATAGGGCACTACGACAGAGACGCCACAGACGGCGCTGAACGCAGCGGCCTGAAGCTGCACCATGACGCACAGACCGGATGCCAGTACTTGTCAGCAATTAACGGCGGGCTAACTCCTCGAATGGTTAGCGGTAAGCACATGGGGTGTAAGTAATGCTAATAAACTGGACCGAACCCGCCATTGTATCAATCCCATACCCAACCGTGGAGGCGTTACTCTGCTGGTGGATTGTGGGGGCGCTTATATGTTTTTATGCTGACATTCGCAACTGCATAAAGCGACCAAAATACACAACAAAAAAACGCTCACTGATGTTTATTTTATCTCTAACGATAATCGCCCCAGTGGTCGCGCTACCAGTCGTTCTGACAACCCGATGGCGGTGTAATAAGTGATACAATGCCCCTTAACCGGGGCTTTTTTATGGGCGCAACATGGCAACCCAAAACTACCTAACGAACGAAATATCAGTCCGCACGGCATTTATCGACCAGCTGGGGAAGCAGGCCGTTGATGACGCTATATCCGGACT